ATGGGTTGGGCTGACGGATGAGGAAAAAGAAAAATTGGTTGAAACATTTTACGGTACAGACATTCAGCGTCTTGAAGCCGTCGAAGCCAAATTAAAGGAGAAGAACACATGACACGAGACGACATTAAAGCAAGGGGTGAGCAATGACAGACTTTGAGATCCAACGGATGGCGCATAACCTCGGACTTGTTCACCACACGGATCAAGTCAAATGGTTAGTCAAACAGATTCTCCGTAAACACAAACCGCTGACAAAGACCGAGAAAATCTACTTAGCCCACTTAACTCAGCCTTATTCGCTTAACGATCTTGCCCAGCACTTCGGCTGCACGACTGAAGGTGCAAGGAAGCATCTAAAAGCATTGATGGCAAAAGGTCTTGTCGACAGAGAGACTCGGTACAAGTGGACAGAAGGTAGACACGGGGCGTGGGCGTGGTACTACTTCAAAAAATGAAAGACTACACAGCAGGGCATACGGTCTGGATGACACCTAAAGACAAGACACCACCGCTCGGATCTAAGATGTTGCTATTAAACCCCGGTGGAGTTTGTGTCATCGGTCACTGGTCAGATTGGGCGGTAGCGTGGGCTCCGTTGCCGAAGGTCCCTGAGCACATTAAGGAGTTACTGTGAACGACCCGATAAACCCAAAGCACTACAAATCTCATCCATCAGGCATCGAAGTCATAGAGATTACCGAGCACATGAATTTCTGCTTAGGCAATGCAGTGAAGTACATCCTACGAGCAGGTTTGAAGTCTCAAGATGCAACCGAGGATCTCAAGAAAGCAGTGTGGTACATCAACCGAGAAATCGAAAGGATTAACAATGGATCTCAAAAAAGCAGCAAGGCAAGCGTATGTGAACAGTCTGACTCAGGATCTCACGGACTGGGACAGAATTGAGCTTCAGTTGGAAGAGCTAGAAGAAATATCTGCCGAGCTTGAAGAAAAAAGTAAGGCCCTACTAAAGTCTATAGAAGCATTCAAAAAGGATCTTGATTCCAAATCCTGACAGCCGTACAATGAATTCAGACCTCCTTCCCTCTGTTGGTTTGCCCTCGCAATGAGGGCTTTTTTTTAGGTCTCGACATGAAAAAGCATTTTCTGGAAGCACTGCGATCAGAGAAGCCCGCTAAGTCTCCGGGCGAGTTCATCATGTGCTTGCTCCACGGTGTCACCAACGCACACATCCTGCACCTACAGTCTAAGTCGTATGCCGAGCACAAAGCTCTAGGCAGTTACTACGATGACCTCGGTGATCTAGTAGATTCAGTGGTCGAGCAGTATCAAGGTCTGGAAGCTAAGATCCTTAACTACCCTGTCGAGTATCGAGCACCAGAACAAACAGCGATAGCCGAGCTAGAGTACATGCTGGAATACGTTAGGGTTTACCGAAGCTCGATGGGTGATGACTCAGCCATCCAAAACAGTGTCGATGAGATCGTTGCGCTTATGCAGTCAACGCTTTATAAACTCAGATTCCTTAAGTAATGCCGAGAACCCCGAAGCAAACAACATGTCGAGAGCTAGGCTGTAACAACCCGAAGGTCAACAACTCTACATTTTGCAGCCAACACGGCGGTGCCAACAGCGAGGACCGCAAGACCTTTAACAGGATGTACAACTCTAAGCAGTGGAAGCAATTCAGACAGATCCAGCTGTCTAAACACCCGATCTGCGCTAGGTGTCAAAGTCTAGGAAAGATCGCACCAGCCCATCATGTAGACCACATATTCCCGCACAGGATGGACAGAGAAAAGTGGATGGGCAACAAATTCCAAAGCCTCTGTCATGAGTGTCACTCTATCAAGACAGGCTTAGAGAGAAAGGGCGAGATACACGATTATGTGGAGCAAAAGGTCTACGAGCTAACGTAATTTTTTTTCTGTCGCGCCAAAAAAAAATCGGGACCGGCAGCTGCCCAAATTCCGAAACCGATTTCAAAACAAAATCGCCAGAATTTTTTTTCAAAAATTTTTTTTAAGCAGCTGGGGTTTGACTTGAAACGGACAGACGGTCGATTTACGGTGATGGAAGGGGCGAACGGCAGCCAGACACCGACGGACGGCAGCCGACGCCACTAGTCGGGGGATCGACGGCGGAACGGTGAGCAATCGGCGGTTTTTGGGCGTTGAAAAGCATGAACGGCAGCGTATTACCGACAGACGGCGGTTTTCAGGCCTACCCGGAAAACAACGGGCAAGCCCCCCAAAAAGACGACAAAAGCCCCTAGACCGGGGGATCAGATGCGAGTGCATAGGCAAGGGCCTGCGCTTCAGTCTGAAAAACTGCGACGACAGGCACGGGCTCGCCCTCGATAATCCACTGCGCGACCCACTGATTACGAGCATTGACGTATAGGCGAACTGCACCCTCAATCCGATTGATAAACATAAAAACCCCACAAAAAAGCACAGCAAGCCCGCTAAGGAAAACCCTGAGCAAGCACAAGCCTTCGGTTAATCCGAAAGCACAAAAGCCCCTAAGCCCTCGCCTAAGGGTAAAAAAAAAGCCCCGAAGGGCTAAAAGTTACTTGATAGACCAGCCAAAAGAACCCGCAAGCCCTTTGGATCTAAGCAAGTCTGATTGAGCATAAGTGCAAGGCCTGAACACAAAAGACTGCGAGCCGGTTTTCTTATTTGAACAGCAGAAAACTGCGATTAGCTTGCGCGGTTTTTTCTTATCAGCCATTGTGTGAAAGCCCACAGCATTTGCAGGCAGGGTTTTGAAAACGCTCTCAAGGCGCATTCGGATTACATTCATGATGAAAACTCCAAAGCAAAAAAAACCGCCCGGAAGGGCGGCTAAGGAAATTTGAAAATCAAGCTGCGAAAGCTATTGGCTTTTGGATTGGATTGATCGCCCACGAAGGAGGGCTCTTGCTTTCGCTTTCGCCTGCAAACGAGCGGAAGGGCATAACAACGCCAACAAAACTTGCGCTCACGTCTAAATGTACTAAGGCGGCTCCATTGCCATTGTGCGCGACGTGAATGAGTTGGTTTTTGCTGCCCAAAAGTTTCGCGGCCTTAGCAAATCGCTCCAAAAGCGCGGGCCTGAATTGAGCAATTTCGCCTGATACTCGATGGGGGATAACGCGCTGTATATCAGGAAACTTTCCGTCGATCGCGCTGAAATTGATAGTCGCGCCTGTAACTGCTGTGATAGTGCCCGTTAGTCCGTCAGTGTCGATAATGACACTATCAATATTTTTTGACGCTGGCTTGAGCAATTTGATAACGTCCAAAGGCAAGATAAATTCAGCGTAGGTAATGTCCTCGTTTTCTTGTTCGCTGCGATGAATGCCTAAGACATGCCCGTCAGTGGCGGCTAACCTTGTTTCACCTGCGCTTGCTGTTATGTGTACGCCATTTAGGTAGTAGCGCAGATCGTTATCTGCTGCCAATACTGCGACGGCTTTTAGTGCTGACAATGTGGTGTAGATTTTCATGGTACTAATCCTATAAGTTGAAAAAAACGGCGAAGGCGAATGAAACGCCAAAAATGAGGGCTATGGTCCAATCAATTAAGGTTTTCATCAAACTATTTCCGGGCAAATAGTGAAAACGTAACCTAAATTGTCCAAAGTTGAGCCAGCGCAACTCATTTGTTCATCCAAAAGCGCAGGCGCTTGTGATTGGAGCAAGGCCTTAGCGGCTAAGGCATGTCGGGCTTGTGAATCAAGCGAATAATCAAATGACACAGTCGCTGTCCAAAGTGTTTTGCTATCACGGCGAATCATTGCCTTGATCCTTGCGCCTTTGGTATTTGTCGGGCCAATGTATTTTGTGTGAATTGCCATGGACATGATTAAACCTCCTCTTTTTTGTGTTTAACCCACTTTTGAGCTTGCTGGTGTTTAACCCTAAGCTCTAAAGCGACTGCTATTAGATCGGCATGCTTTAAAAGTAACTCGGCAAAATCGCCTGCTATAGGATCGCTGTTAGTAGCAAAGCGATCAGCGAAGAGGTCATATATATCCATTGCTATAGCAGGGCTTCCGCGATCTAAATCAAGCCCGACAAAAAGCTCGTGGTCTATCACGGCATTTAGCACCACCTCTGTGGCGAATACAGTCTTTTCGATTACGTTCATTTGGCTTCCTTTTCTTGCATCGGAATTGATGCATGTCGCGATCCTAGACCGATTTCAGGCCCTACCGATCGACATACCCCATTTATTTAATCGCTAGCCGATGGACGGTCGATTACCGCACCATTAACGGCACCAGAACCCCCCAAAGCCCCCAAAAACTGATGCGCCACTGGCACAGTCAGCGCTAACCCATTGATTTTCAACGATAACCGGCCATTTCCGTTATAGCTTGCGACAATCGGCGGTATTTCGGGGTATCAACGGCCTCAACGGTCGATTTGGGCCGACGGACGGCGAAAATGACTTAAAAATTGTAGCGGTCAGGGAAGGGCAAGCGCGCGCTCGACTTTCTGTAATACTTATGTATAAGGGGGGCCGACCAAAAATAGGGAATTCCCCTTGCGTAGCCACGCAAAAAGACGCACATTAGACGCAAAGGAGAGAACTATGGTTGCGAAAATTCCAGTTGAGGTGCATAGGATTCACGGAACGAAGGCTAATAAGCCGGGGGTTTTTCTGCCGGAAGAGATTAAGCAGAGGATTCCGTTTGCTGAGTGGGCGAACAACCCTGAGTCGTTCACGAGGGAAAAGTTTGTTAAGGAAACGGCGGAGTATTTGTTCAGCGTGTACGGGATAGGATCGGATCAGGACAGGCATACGCTCATGATGCTTGCTGATCAGTTACAGCTTTACATAGAGGCTCGAGCTGCGATCGCAAAGTACCCGCTGATTGTGGAGACAAATGCTGGCAAAACCTTTGCGCCCAATCCTTACGTCAGCCTTGCAAACAAGGCTATGGACAATGCCATTAAACTTATGTCTGAGTTAGGGCTGACACCAAAGTCTAGGTTGGCAGCTAATAAGCTCGACGACAACACGAAAATAAACGACTTCCTGAAAGGGCCTAAGTTCGGAACATGAAATTAGAAGATGGTATTGAGTACGCAGTTCGCGTAGCAAAGGGCGATATAAACGCTTGCAGGAACGTAAGGTTAGCCTGTCAGCGATTCCTGAATCATTTAGAGAATAAGGACTGGGAATGGGTTTTTGATCCGGGCCCTGTCAATCACTTTTTACAGTTCACGGCGCTATGCAAGCACGTTAAGGGACAGTGGGCGGGCCAATCAGTCAAGCTAGAGCCCTTCCAGATCTTGATTGTCTGCGCTATCTACGGATTCAGAAGTAAGAAGGACAGGCAAAAGCGGATGGTGCAGGACGTTATTGTCTACATCCCGAGGAAGGCAGGAAAGTCCACCCTGACAGCGCTTATTGCCTTATACGAGCTGGGATTCGGCGAGGCCGGGGCTGAAGTTTACACACTGGCGACTAATCGAGATCAAGCCTCAATTGTGTTCACGACTTCTAAGGGCTTCATCGAGACAATGCCTAAAGAGCTGTCTAGTATGTTCGTCACTGGAAAGTTTACGATCACGAAGTCGAAAGACAGCCAGAGCATGATGAAAGCTCTCAGCCGGGACACTAAAAAGACCGGAGACGGGCTCAACCCTTCTTGTACGATCGTTGACGAGGCAAGCCAGATCGTAGACAGGAATGCGATTGAGGTTTTGCATTCTGGGATGGTATCTCGACTTAATCCTCTACGGCTATATATAACCACCGCTTCTTTTACCCGCGACACAAAGTTCTTCGAGGACTTTCAGGTGATGGAGCACATCCTCCATCAGGACGTACCTGATAACCCGCGATGGTTTGGCCTTCTTTACTCGCTGGATGCTGGAGACGACTGGAGAGACGAGACGGTATGGGCTAAGGCCAACCCGATGCACAATATCTCGGTCTCACACGATGCGATCGTTGCGCGATGCGAAGAGGCAAAGATTAAGCCTGCTGCGCTCAACGAGTTTCTCTGTAAAACGCTTAACGTTTATGTGTCAGCCGAAACTGCGTGGGTCGATAGGACGCATTGGGATGAGTCTGTAGGCGTTACAGGCAGAGATCCTGAGTCGGTATTTATCGGTTTTGACCTAGCGGCGACACGAGATCTAAACGCTGTCTGTACATTAAAGCGATTTGCCGAGGACGATTACGAAGCAGAATGGAAGTTCTTTCTGCCTGAAGATGGGTTTGATTTACTGCCAACCCACTACAAAGATATTTTCCGGCAGGCTATTAATTCGGGGATTTTGCACATCACTGAAGGCAATGTGATGGACGACCGAGAGATTTCGGCGTATATTGTCAAGCAAAGTCAAAAATACGATGTAAAAGAAGTCGGATATGACGCTTATAATGCCGCTGCAATAGTGGCAAGACTATACGAAGCTGGCCTGCCAGTCAAAAAAGTCGGTCAAGGAATGGCGGTGCTTTCTAACCCGTCAAAACATGTCGAGCGACTTATCTTAGGCCACAAAATCAAACACGAT